ATTATGTTGATGGCAGCGACCCAATGACTTGGATTCAGGGCTAGATAAACTTATATCCCTGTATAATCAATAGCTTACAACACATAACAATTAATTAAAAGGTTGACCATTGGCTTAATGATGTTATACTTTACTGTAACTAAGAGGAGCAGAGTATGAACAATCACTTAAAAGATAATTTTAAAGATCTATATGGTAAAATTAAAGACTTTATTGAAGCCAGACCCACTCCTGCTAACGTCGGTCTGGCAATAGTTGTAATAATATCATTAATATTGATAGTAATGCAATTAACAAAATTAGCATCATACCCATTACAAGCCAATTCCGCACCAATTGAGTTATATAAAAACAAAATTGTTCAAATTGATACTAAGCCAAACAATCCAGTTCCTAATTTTTGCGGGGAAGCAACTAGTTTATTAATTGCACCACCACAATCATTAATGGATTCAGGTAAACATAATAAAACATTCGAGGACATGCTGTATCAATTTGAAGGTGATCGCATAATTATTAAGCTTCCAAAAAATGTGACACAAGAACAAGCTGAACTTCTGATATATGCTTATAACGTAGCTAAGAAGGACAAGCACCGAGATCCAGCAGTCTTGCAAGGTATTATATGGCAAGAATCAAGAGCGGGCAATTTCCCCGGACACGAAGTAGCAGGCGATGAATACGGATTAAAAGTTGGCAAACGTTATTACGGTGTTGGACAGATTAAAGTTAATGCAGCCCGCGACGTATTTGAACGATTTCCAAAAGACTTCACTGGGTTTTATAAGGAATCAGAGAAAGTTGTGTTAAAAAATGGCAAGACTAAAACAATACCCGGCAAGCAATTAAAAACAGATGAATTTATTATTGCGCACTTAATTATTGATAAGAAATTTAACATACGTGTTGCAAGTAAGTATTTGTGGATGGTTGGTAACAACGATAAGCGCGGCTATAAACGCCCAACTAACTTTGGAATCACTGCTTACAACCAAGGTGTGCGTGGTACAGCTAAAATAAATTATAATACATGGCATTATACTGTAGCAGTTAACAAATATCGCAATAACTTCTTAAAGAAGTTCAATAAGAATAACAAAACCCATTTGAACTAAATGGTTAAATGCAGGTAGACAATATTTGCATTTAACTGTACAGTACATACATGAATATTGAATACTCCCTTAAGGATGTTGAACTAAAATTACATGATGCACGTCGGCAGCTTGAAGGCTTGCTCGAATTAGAAAAAATGGGTATTAAATTACCAAATGATGCTATAAAGAAATTCCAAGATTATATCATTGAGATAAATCGATTAACCATTAATTTCTATATTGCACACCAGAAAGGTGATATTCAAAAAGCAGAAGAGATTACTTTGGAAACACCTAGCAACGTATTGGATTTTCCCAAGAAACCAAAATAAAAATAAAATTAAAAGGATTTAAATACATGGAAGTAACAAAGCATTATACCTATTTAATCAACGAAATTTTAAACTACCCAAAACTGTTTGATAAACGTGGGTCAATTACGGCTAAATTAGTTGATAAAAACTCGAATTTTCATAAAACACATCTTTATAAAAAAATAGTTGATGCTACTAAGTTTCTTTCTGAAACTGTTACATTGACTGAGCGGGTGTATTGTGTTATGCATAATATTTCTGCATGTGTGTTGTGTACAGAATGCAATCACACTGTAAATTTCCGTAACGGGAAGTTTGGATATAGTAGATATTGTGGTTCAGCCTGCTCAAATGGTTCTGAGCTTAAAAAGCAAACTACCAAAAACTCTGTATATAAAACATATGGAGTTCCATATATAAAACAACACCATATATCCCATTATGATTTAATAAATCTTTACTGTAAAGATTGGTTATATGATCAACATTATAATAAAAATAAAAGTATTAGCGAGATAGCTAATTCATGTGGGGTTAGTAAATCAATGGTTGGTAACCGCTTCCACCAATTTAAAATCAAAATTAATAAATCAAATTCTTTAATAGAAAAACATATTTTTACCTACATTGCAGAAACATATAATACTGACATAATTTGTAATTCGTTTAACATAATACCTCCCAAGGAGATTGATATATTTCTACCTGCATATAGCTTGGCTATTGAAGTTAATGGGGTATACTGGCATGGTCCATTAAGATTTGAAAATAAACAAAAATGGTTTCAATATCACACTAACAAAGAAATAAAATGCCAAAAAAAGAACATTCGACTATTGCATATATGGGATGGTTACGGCGATCATCATTCTATTATTGATAACGCAATAACTAAGAATTTCATCGATAATAATCTTGAAATAGTTTTTAACGAGATTGAATGGCCGTAAATCATATAGAAAAATAATTTAAATCAAGGAGACGAAATGAAAACACACACTATGGTGGATATAGAAACATTAGATGTAACTCCAACGTCTGTAATACTTACAATTGGAGCACAAGGATTTTGTCCGTTTACTGATCAGTTAACTGACGTTGTATATTATGAGCGCATCACACTCGAATCCCAGGATGATCGATCAGTTGATGATGGTACAATTGCTTGGTGGGGTAAACAAGATGCTATTGTAATGGAAGAAGCAATAGGTGATACAGGCCAAACTCGGATTCCATTAAAAACTGCATTAGAAAAGTTAAGTAAAATATTTTGGAAGACCAACACAATATGGGCCAACGGTATAACATTTGATATGGTAATATTGGAAAATGCATTTAAGTCAGCAGATATGCCAATTCCGTGGAAATACTGGAATGTTTCTGATGCACGTACAATTTATAAAATAAAACCAGTTGGTAAATTAGCTAATAGTCACAATGCATTAGAAGATTGTGTTAACCAAATTCAATTGTTGCAGAAAACATTAAAAGAACTTAATATTACAGAATTTTAATTGTCTGGACCTATTGTAAGATCGGGAGTCCAGGACATATCATTTTTCTCAATTACTACAGTACAATTTAAACAAACAGATTTTAAGTTGTTTAAATTTGTATTGTTCATATTGCCATCAACATAATATATCACCATTTGTTTTATCCACCTGGCTCTAAAGCCGCACTTGTCACACACTAATTTTTTCTTATACCCAACCATTGACCATTTTGGAATTGGCGCCTTAATCTTTTTGGCCTTGCGGATACAGCTATCGCATTTGGTTCTGTAGTACGTTTTACCATTGCGTATATAGTTTATACCACCGGGTTTTTGTTTGCATGTTGTGCATAATGGTCTTTTCATAGTGTTATTTAGTCTTATTCTATGGGCGAACCTTGCCGGACCCCTTTACTTTTTGTTTAATGGTTCGTTACCCACCATTATTTCGGTTTTCTTAATAAATAGTTTTAACAGAATATACAATAGGAGATTTAACAATGGCATTAGTCAGCGCGGGAGTTCAGGTTACGATTATAGATGAAAGTCAGTATACCTCAGCAGCATCAGCAACAGTTCCTTACATTTTAATAGCAACAGCAGAGAATAAATTAGATCCATCTGGTGACGCTATTGCACAAGGCACATTGCAATCAGAATCAGATAACTTATTTTTGGTGACTAGTCAACGAGAACTAGTGAATACATTTGGTGAACCAACATTTTATAAAACCAGTGCAGGTAATGCATTACATGGTTACGAATTAAACGAATACGGGCTAATGGCAGCGTACTCAGTACTTGGCGCAACAAACAGAGCTTATATCCAACGTGTTGATATTGACTTAGCTGAAATTGAAGGTGCGTTAACTCGTCCAATTGGCAAAGCAAATAATGGCGAATACTGGAACGACTTAAGCGAAACAGACTCAGGTCTTTTTGTTTGGAATTCAGTGACAAATAAATTCGATTTAATAAATCCGATTTTTATTACAGACCCACTTGATGCTCCAGGCTTTGTTCCTTTAAATTCTATTGGACAGATTGGTTCGTATGCTATTGTAGCAACAAACGGCAATTACCCAATATATAATAAATTATCAGATAATACTTGGGAACTAGTTGGTTCGGACCTTTGGAAAATAGATATTCCTACTGTAGTTGGAACAGAATCTAATCCTGTGTTAACAACAGGTAATACTTTTACTATTAATACTGCGGTGGTAGCGGTTACTGGCACAACACTTACAACTTTAAAATCTGATATTGATGGTGTTGCCATTCCGGGTTTAGTAACAGCAATTGTTAATAATCGCCTTGAACTTTACATTGATTCGAATACCACCCCTGCTAGTAATACATTAACAATTGTTGCTGGTGGCGGCACAATACTAACTGATATCGGAATTACAGCAGGAACATATTACGGACCTATTGTACAACATAGCAGTCACGTTGATATTCCGCGTTGGAGAGTCAGTGACACTGAACCTCATCCAGCTGGATCTATTTGGCATAAAACAACATCTGTTAATGCAGGTGCAAACATTGTGCTTAAACGATACAATGCACAGACAGACGTTTGGGTTCAACAACCTAATCCACTGTATGCAAATGATCAAACAGCTAATAAATTCCTAGACCCAGCAACAGGCGGCGAATCTATTTCAACTGGCGATACATATGTGCAATATGATGTAAACGAAAACGATACAGGCACATATAAAATATTTACACGTACATTTGGTAAAACATCAGTAACTGGAGTTGCATTTAGTGCAACAACCGCAGGTGACTCTTATACAATTGAGGTAAGCCAAAAAAATCAAACAGCATTAACAGCTCTTGTAACAGTTACGTTAAATGGAACCACTGCGGTGGATTTTGTTACAGATACTAGCTTGGCTTTAGCAGGTATTGCAGAAGTTGAAGTAACACAAGTAAATGGAATAATTAATTTTACTCACGTTAACGGCGGTGTTATTGTACTAAATGATGTTAATAATACACCAATTGCGTTCGCAGGTATTAGTGATGCATTAGATAATGTCCGTTTAAACGGTGCAGGTGATTTAGTACTCAGTAACTGGAATGCACTAGATCAGATTGCTAGTCAAATTGAACCAGGACAAGATCCATTAAATGCTACACGTTGGTACTACTCAGATATATCTGAAGTTGATATTATGATACATGATAACGGTGAGTGGGTGGGCTACCATAATGTTTTAAACGACGTTCGTGGTTTTGATTTATCATTTACAGATCCAAATGGTCCTATAATTTCAGTCTTAGCACCTGATACACAATCAGATGATACCCAACTTGAAGTTGGTGATTTATGGATTGATACAAGCAATATTGAAGAATATCCAATTATACGTAGATGGGGACCTGACATTAATAATGTTAATGTTTGGAATTTAATTGACAATGCAGATCAAACATCAGTTGATGGTATATTATTTGCGGATGCACGTTGGGGTGATAGTAGTTCGGCTTTTATTGATCCAATTACAGATCCACTACCAATTATTGCTGCTAACATTTCAACAGATTTATTACATGTTGATTATACAGATCCAGATGCCCCAAATAAGAATTTATATCCAGATGGTATGTTACTTTGGAATACACGTAGAAGTGGGTACAATGTTAAAGAATTCAGATTAAACTATTTTAATGCTAGTGACTTTGATTTATCTGGGCATCCGTTCCTAGAAGCAAATGCATGGGTATCAGTCTCTGGCAACAGAGAAGATGGTTCACCAAACTTTGGACGTCATGCACAACGATCAATGGTTCTTAAAGCAATGAAGGCAGCTATTGATAGTAATCCAGATATACGCGAAGAACAACGTTTGTATAATTTGATTGCAGTTCCTGGATATCCAGAACTTATACCAAACATGGTAGCACTAAACAATGAACGTGATAATACTGCATTTGTTGTTGGTGATACACCAATGCGATTAGCTAATAACGGAAACGATATTGCAGCATGGGCATCAAATGGTGATGGTTTGGGTATACCAAGTAATGATGGCCTAGCATCAAATGACGAATATCTAGGAGTATTTTATCCAAGTGGTCGAACAAATGATTTGAGCGGTACTTCAATTGTTGTACCACCAAGCCATATGATGTTACGTACTATTATTCATAGTGATGATCAATCTTATCCATGGATGGCACCTGCAGGAACACGACGCGGCGTTATTGATAATGCTAATTCTATTGGTTACATAGATTCAGTAACAGGTGAATTCCAGCAGAAACAAGTGCGCGAAGGCATAAGAGATGTGTTGTATGTTAACAATGTTAACCCAATTACATTTATTCCTGGAGCGGGTATTGTTAACTGGGGTAACAAAACAACTAAACCTGGATCAGCACAAGATCGTATTAACGTATCTAGATTGATTTCGCATATTCGATTACAGTTGGATGCAATTGGTAAGCAATTTGTGTTTGAACCGAATGATAAAATCACACGTGATGAACTTAAAGGTCAAATTGATCGTATGCTGAATGACTTAGTTGCTAAACGTGGTCTTTATGACTTTATAGTTGTTTCAGATAGATCAAACAACACACCAGTTCGTATTGATCGTAACGAGTTATGGGTAGATATAGCAATTGAGCCTGTTAAGGCGGCTGAATTTATCCTGATCCCTTTGAGAATTAAAAACACAGGAGAAATAAGCGGCGGCCAATAAATTAAATAATTATTAATTGTTTTTAAAAGGGCATGATGCCCTTTTATTTTGGCTATATAATGCTTGCATAAATAATGCTAAGTGGGAGAATAGCTAATGCAATGCAAAATATGTCAACAAGAACTAAAGCAAATAACTGGAACACATTTAAAGAGACATAATATTACAGTGTCTGAATATAAAGAAAATTTCGGACCGGTTGTTAGTGATGATCTCAGAAAACTAAAGAGCCAACAATCTGCTGGAGTTAATAATCCAAACTTTGGCAAGAAAATGACAGATGCCACTAAACTTAAAATTTCGAAAGCCAATACCGGCAAAGTTGCACACAATAAGGGTAAACCAATGTGTCAAGCGCAAAAAAACGAGCTGTCAGCTAAGGCCATCGCCAGGAACGCCGACTGGCGGGAATCCAACACCCATCCAGTAACTGGTACAAAGCGGTCTGAGGAGACCAAAGAAAAAATTAAACAAGCACGAGCCAAACAAATTATTAAACCAGCTGCTATCCAGAAAGCATTGCAAACAAAACGTGATAACAATTACGATTTTGCCTTTTTCCGTGGCAGGTCACATTCGAAAGAATCCCGAGCGAAAATATCTGCCTCGAGTATTAGGAATAATATTAAACGTACCAAGGAGTCAATCGATAGTGCAGAAATACGTCTTAAAGAATATGGCTATACATTAGTTGATGTTCTTAAGAATATAGTTAATATTGAGTGCAACAAATGCAAAAATAATTTTAGAAGAACGAGACAGTATACTACCCCTTCAAAAATTAATAAAAACATGTGCCCAACGTGTTATCCTGTGCATTCATGTTCTGCTGCCGAGCGAGAAGTTGCAGACTTTTTGAAACAATATACTAGCGTTGAGTCTAATAGACGAGACCTCATTACACCACAAGAAATAGATATATACTTACCTAACTATGCTATAGGAATTGAGTACAATGGATTATATTGGCATTCAGAGATTTTCAAAGACAGTAAATATCATGCTAGTAAAACAGAACAATGTAACGCAATTAAGATTCATTTGGTTCATATTTTTGAAGATGAATGGAAAAACAATAAAGAGATAGTTAAGTCTAGATTGCTGAATCTGATAGGAAAAACAGAAAATATATTACACGGGCGAAAAACTAAAATTCAAACGATAAGTTCGGCAATTGCTAATAAATTTCTTAAAGACAATCACATACAGGGTTCGGGTAGAGCGAATGTACATATAGGATTATTTGATGCAGAAACGTTAGTAGCTGTTATGACCTTTTTAAAAGGTGATATTAGTAAGAGAGTTAGTGGTTGGGAATTAAATAGATTTTGCACTAAGTTAAATACTAGTGTTGTTGGCGGTGCTAGTAAACTGTTCAAGTACTTTGTTATTGAATATGATCCAGTGAAAATAACATCATTTGCAGACAAGCGGTGGAGTGCTGGCGCTTTTTATACTAACTTAGGATTTACACACGAACACGATTCTCCTCCTAATTACTGGTATTTTCTGCCCGGAGAAGTAATACGGCACCACCGGTATAAGTTACGAAAACCACCAAAAAGTTTAATAACAGAACGAGAACTTCGCAGTTCGGAGGGATATCTCCGAATATATGATTGTGGGAGTGAAAAATATGAATGGAAAAAATAAAAATAAAAACGATAAATACTATTAGATATAATTAGGAGAAAAAGATGAGTGTATCCAGCCTTACAAAAATGACCACCCCACTTGCGAGTGATCAAAGTGCAACAAGCCAAGGCTTGTTAATGCCAAAACTTAAATACCGTTTTAGAGTGGTATTTGAAAATTTGGGAGTTTCAACTCCTCGCACAGAATTAACAAAACAAGTAATGGATTTTAAAAGACCAAATCCGTCATTTGAAGAAATTGTAGTTGACGTATATAATTCAAAAATCAAACTAGCTGGTAAACCTTCCTGGGCTGATGTTACTTGTAATTTACGAGACGATGCATCTGGTTCAGTTGCTAAATTAATTGGTGAACAATTACAGAAACAATTTGATTTTATGGAACAATCATCTGCAGCTAGCGGTATTGATTATAAATTTACTACACGCCTAGAAATATTAGATGGTGGTAACGGAGCACATGAACCAGTGGTACTAGAAACATGGGAAATGTACGGTTGTTACTTGTCTGGTGTTGATTACGGTGATGTGAACTATGCAGAATCTGCAATAGTACAAATTGCATTAACACTTAAATTTGATAATGCTGTTCAAACACCACTTAGTTCTGGCGTAGGAACGGATGTTGGCAGGACGCTCGGAGACTCTGTTACTGGATAATAGAGAACTGCTATGAGCGTATTTGACAAGTTATTAAAATCCGCCAGTGACGGGGATATACTTAAACAGATTGCTGATGGTTTTTTTGGTTCTGACTTCCAGAAAGATTATGCACACGCTTCAAAGTTATTTAGACCTAACGGGTTAGCATTAGCACCAAAACACAAATTTCTATTTCATGTTTTCTTTACATTAAGCCCAGGCATCGAACCAATACATCCAGATGCAGGGCTTATTGGTGCATTAGTAAAATCAATTCAACTTCCTTCATTTAATTTAGAAACCGAAGAGTACATTCAATACAATAGAAAACGGTTAGTTCATAATAGAATTAAATACGATCCTATTAATATAAAATTACATGACGATGGAATGAATGTTATCAATCAAATGTGGCAAGCGTACTACAAGTATTATTTTGCTGATAGCAATTATGAATATGATAGTGGGATATCTCCGGGTGGTAAAACAGATTACAATGGCAGAGATATTTATGATCCGAGTAGACCAAACCAAAGTGCTGGATGGGGTAAAACAGTTGCTAACGGTCAAAGCAATGGCCAGAAATCAGCATTCTTTAAAGATATAAAAATATTTGGCCTTAACCGCGGCAATTACGTAGGTTACACATTAATCAATCCTGTTATAACAAGATGGCAAGGCGATACATATGATTATGCAGCAGGGTCTGAGGTTATGGAATATAGCATGGACGTTCAGTACGAAGCTGTTAAATACGATGGTGGCTTAATTGGTGAAGAAACTGTTAAAGGTTTTGCAAAAGAGAGTCGTTACGATACAGAGGCAGGAGCACTTGGTCCTGGTAGTACAAGGTCACTTGAAGGACAAGGCGGATTAACTGATACATTTACCGCTGTACAAGAAGATCTAGCTAACGGTAACTTTGCTGGTGCTATACAGAAAGCAGGCGCTTCTGTAAAAACATTTGGAAGCTTAGACAATTTAACAAATGTTATAACAACAGACTTATTTGAAAAAGGTAGGACTATTGGGCTTAGTGCATTGGGTGATGGTGTTAAAGCACTAAACTTTCCTACTCAGAATAAAAGTTCGAATAGCCCTCAAAAAGCATCACCGAAAAAAGTGGATGATAATTAATGGCTACTAATTCAAATACATTAAATGATGTAAGATATCAAGACGAAAATATTTTAAATGGCAAGAAGGTAACTACTCCAGCAGCCCAGAGACCTGGTCCTGAGTATGATTATGTACTAAGTTTCTTTGTTAAAGTAATGAAAGATAAAGGAGCGGCATCAACATTTGCCCAAGCAATATATGAAGTCGCTAACCAAACACAAACAGACGTACTAGAAATACTTAAAACGTTAGATACATCAAGCGTTATAACATTAAGTGCAACTATGGCATATTATTTAAATGGTTTACGATCATCAGCAACATTACTTGGTGTTGAAAATCCAATAATTCCAAATTATTATGCCGGCAGAAATGTCTTAGGTTAACTATGAGACGCGGCAGCAATAAGTTTTCACAAGGAGTATATCACCCTCGTAATCCAGACAAGTACATAGGAAAAGGTCAAATAATCTATAGAAGTTCATGGGAAAACCATTTCTGTATTTTTTGTGACACGAATGCACATGTACTTGAATGGGCAAGTGAACCATTTAGAATACCATATGTAAATCCAATTACTGGAAAAAGAACAACGTATGTTCCAGACTTCCTTATCCGATATGAAAATGCAAGTTATGATATTATAACAGAATTAATCGAGATTAAACCCGAAGGTCAAACTGCTATTAGAGAAGGTATGAAGACGGCCGCTAGAGCAACAGTCGCGATTAATCACGCTAAATGGGAAAATGCTCGGCGTTGGGCAAAAGCTCAAGGTATTACTTTTAGAGTAATTACAGAAAACAATATTTACAGACAAACCAAAAAATAATCACGTGTAATTACTATATCCGCTAGTCAACGGCTAAATACGTACATGACAGATAAATTAACCAAATTATTTAATTTGCCCTTAGACGATGACTCTGAGGAAGAAACCGAACCCACAGTCCCTGTAGAAGAATCCCGAGAAATTGTAACCGTTGACGCAATGAATAATCTAGATAAGATTAATAGTGCGTTACCATCGGTAAAAGGACTTGAAGCATCGGATAAAGAGATGGATGATATAGCAGCACTAGCCTTAGGAAGTTACAAAGATCTAATAGACCTAGGTATGAATGTTGAAGCCAGAGTAGCAGTTGATATATTATCAAGTGCAAGTCAATTCCTTGGACATGCTATAACAGCTAAACAGGCAAAAATAAATAAAAAACTTAAAATGATCGAGCTTCAACTTAAAAAAGCCAAGCTTGATCAATCTAGCAAAGACCCAAATGAAATAGAAGGCGATGGCAAGATGCTTGACAGGAATGAATTACTAGCTGAAGTTATTAGACAAGCTAAAGAAGACGCAAGCAAAAAGGACTAATTCGATAAATACATACAAATACGCAGGCATAACTTTATGAAAAAATTAAATGAATATCTAGTAGAGACTGCTAGACAATATATATACAAAGTCAAAATCGCTGGAGAACTTTCAACTGAAACTTATGAAAAATTTAAGGCTTCTCTTGGAATGTTTGATGTAGCAGATTGTGGGAAACCTAAATCTACTCCTATTCAAAGCGACCCATATGGCTTTCCTGGATTGAAAAATGAAGAAATTAACATTTTTGACATCACATTAGATTACCCAGCTAACACTGAGCAAGTGATACAACTTGCAAGACTTGCAGGCATTGATCCAGCGAAGATAGTTGTTATTGGAAAAGATTTTAACGATAGTATGAATGCAGAAGCTGAAGGTGTAGAAGACGGAACACGACTTGAAACTGAAAACTATCCAGATCAAACTACAGAACAAAAAGAAGCTAGTGATGCGTATGCAGACAGTTATAAAACGGCTGCCAAAG